TTTGAACCTAAAGTCTTAACAGGTAAAGTTTTATTTGCAAGTGTTAATGTACCACTTGAAGTTGTATCAAATTCACATCTATTAATTGTAAATTTAATATCTTCATTTTGTTCAGCAGTCCAAGTAGAACCGTTTTGAGATTTAAATAATACACCAGCATATGGTTGTTGTGATATTGTTCTATTAGAACCAATATTTGTTTCTCCTAATCTACCAACATAACAATTGTATTCGTCTGAATTTGATAGAACTACAAAACAATATTCTGTTTTATCTTGTATGTACACAGGCGCAGGGAAAGTAAATGTAGTTTTAACTGAAGCGTCTGAACTAGTATTTACTGAACTAGGATTAATTGTTACCTCACCGAAAGGTAATATTTTACTTCCAGGATAACCATTAACCGTATTTCTTAATTGAACCGTTATAGGTATGTTTGCGTCTTTTGTTGAGAAGTACAAATCAATAGAAGTTAAGAATACACCACCTTCATCATCAACCATAATAGTTTGTGCTAATGGGTCGTGCCAACCTATAACTCTACTACCTGCTCTTGTTGAAGTTTCAAGTGTTTGTCTTGTTTCTGTAACCGTGTTTTGTACACCTCTAAATTCTCTAGTTGAAACGATTGTATCTCTAACCGTATTCAATAATCCTCTTGCAACATATTCAGCGTTTGCAGCTGTTTCAACAGCGGCTGCGTCTTGCGAGTTAGTTGAAGATGAAGTTAATCTAAATGTTCTTTCACCTGTTCTCCATCTAGGATTACTATTTACTTTTGGATCAGGTATTGCAAAAGTACCAGACACTCTTCCGTTTGCGTCTGAAATTAAATTACCACCAGCAGCACCACCTGTCGGGGTTACATATTGAGTTATATCTACATTATCAAAGAATGGATAAACTCTTGTATTTGGTTTTAATCTTGTTGCAACAAAGTCAACATTTCTTGCTCTGATAAATGGAACAAAAGCAGTATCAACAACTCTATCTCCCATACTTGTTCTAATAGTTTGAGGCACAGCAGTTGTTGTAATTCCTGTTCTACTTTGGTTAACTTGATTGATAGAAGTAATAGTCGTTCTTTGCATAATAGCACGACCTCTCATAAATCTACCACCTGTTGCAGTTACCACAGAAGTTAGTGGCGCACCTGTCCAGTTTGTTTGCCAATCATTCCATACGGTACCTAGTGCAATCTGATTTTGATTAGGCACTCTACCTTCTCTTAATAATTGGTCCCAAGCACCTGTTTGTGAATTTACAACTAAATCTGGTGCTCTTTCTGTTTCTCTCCATTCATCACTTGAAGGAGTTAATTCTATTGTACCTACCCAACTGAATATAGCAAATGGGTTTACATTAATTGCTTTAGAAGCAAAAGGTTGATTAATTAAATCAACATTAGTGTAAGGTAAAGTTAATACTTCACCTGTTCTTTGATAGTTTGCAGCTGTTCTATCAGCGTCTACTAATACAGAACCATCTTCGTCTATCTCTTCTACTTCAACAGCGTCTTGTTTAAATAGAGGTCTTAATTCTTTCTTTCTATAATCAATAGAACATCTATGAGAACCATTTGTAACCTCACCGATACCGTGACCATCAAAGTTATCTACAATAAATCCGTTTTTAAATCTGTCAAAACCATTACTATCTTGTATCTGTAATGCTTGAGCAGCAGTTTCTAATAATGATAGTTGAGTATAATATTCTACTCTATCAATTTTCTTGTTGATTTCTCCGATATCTCTCATAGTATATCTTCTGTTATCAACCGTTTCAAAATTTACATCTTCAGGTTTTAGAACATATGCAGGTAAACTTATTGTGTATAAGTGCATTGCATTTTCTAATTGACCAGGTTCTTGTGGTCTTGTATCAGGCGCACCTGATAAAATTTTAAACTCACCTTCTTTTGTTATGTAAAGTTTATCAATTCTTCCTTTGTAATATTCGTGGTCTGTGGTTACATTAGTACCAAATTTAACAACATCAACTTTTGAAGCACCAGCACCATCATAACTTCTATTTTGTTGACCAGCATTAATTGTACTTGCGTCATCTACTCTAGGTCTAAAGTCTAAACAATCTCTTAATTCAAAAGTATCGCCTGAAGTATCAGAAGTGTAAGATGGAATATCTTCGTAATTAATTGAGACATAACTATCTACACTAAAGAAGTCACCATTACCGTGTGTGAAATAATTAAATGTAATTAATAATTGTCCTGTAGGTGCTAACTCACCTTCTTTTCTTACTATTCTACCTATGTCATAGAAGTTATCTCTTTGACCTGTATCTAAAGTATATCTTTCTGTAATATCAGTATCACCAGAAGTTGCAGCCGTACTAAAGTCAGCAGCCATTTTAACTGAAACTAATTGGTAAACATCTGCTTTACCTAGACCAATAACTTTTGCTTGGGCAGCTGCTTGTGTAGCAACAGCAACCGTTTCGTTAGATTGTAATGTTTTTGATTTTTCGTCCTGTGCAGATTTTGATAAAGTTGCAATAATTTTAACCGTATGTCCTTGATGATTAGCACCAAAGTCTAAAGTTAATGAACGACCTGTTGGAGAACCACCTAAAATAAAACAAGGATTGCCTTCGTGTTGATTACCAGTTGTAGATAGTTTATCACCAGCAGTACCTGCTGAAGAAGCACCACCTGCTGTCATTATGGTTACTGAATAATCTGTTTCTGATTGTGGAACAAAACTTTCACCTGTTTGACCAGTAATTGTAATATCTCCTGTTGAAGATAAATCACCTACAAAAGTTTTTCTTACGGTATAAGAAGTATCACTTATACCAGAGTTTGCAGTTGTTCTTAATGTTTTAATTGTATCGTAAGGTAAACTGAATACTGAAATATTTTTATCAGCACCATTTAGTTTTGTTCTTCTTCTGATTATGATTGAGTTTGAAACAGCAGTTGCACCGATAGCACTATCAAGTGTTATTGATGAACTTGTATGTATTTGTATAACTTTCTTTGTAATAATTGTACCACCTGTATCAGCAAATTCAACACTATCACCGACTTTTAATTCTTCATTAAATTTAGTATTGAATCCGACAACTAATGCTGAACCACCTGATATTGAAATATTACCAGAGAGTTGTACATTTTCACCGAAAGAACTTGTTAAATTTGTTTGTGCAGTATAAGTTGGAGAACCTGCCATTGTAATTTCTTTAGTATCAACAATTGAGAAAGAAGTAAATCCTTTGTTACCAAATACATCTGCTTTGATAGTTGCAGTATTTGTAGAAGTACCTCCAGTTATTGTTTCGCCTGCTTGAAATTCTCCGTTAACAGCAGATACAACAACTTTACCCATAGATAAAGTACCACCAGTACCAGCACCTGTATGAGCAGAACCATCAACATTTGTTCCGTCAGCATTTACTAATATGAAGTCTCTTTTTGCAGTACCACTAGTATCTTGTTTTACATAAAATACTTTGTCATTTAATTCTGTTTGTGTGGTAACACCTGTAATTTTAATTGCGTCACCATCTTTAATATCTGTATCAGCAGTTGTTGTAATAACAACAGGATTTGCAGCTGTAGATGAAGAGATTGCATAAGCAGAAGTTGCTGATGAAATACTTTCTACGATTGCAGTTGCACCTGAAGTACCACCTGTTAAAGTTTCGCCAGTTGTAAATGATATTGCGTCTGTAATACCTATATGACTAAACATTTCAACATCAAACAAGTAGTGTTTCATTACATTGTTTGGATTTGCTGATATATTACCAGCACTTGTTATAGGTGTGCCGATTGTAGCATTGTATTCAAAACCTTTTGTTTTTGCTCTACCTATTTCATTAATATTATTTTGAACATTTGCATTAACGGTACCTGGTACATAAGTTGCACCATCTAATCTTAATTCTACTTTTTTAAATGCCTCAACAGGACCAGTTGCGTTTTCGTTAACATCTGGAGAACCATAAACATTTGATACATTTATAAAATTACCTACATCAAATAAAGTATTGAAACCGTTTTCTGTTCCAAATGTTCTAGGTTTATCAACAGCAACAAATTCTGTTCCTATTTTATCTACTTCATAACCTCTAACATATGCTTTACCTGGAGATAATCCTAATGCAAGTTTACTTTCTAAACCACCTTCAGCAGAAGTAAATATACCTCTATTGTCTCCATTAATTAAATGTTCTCTAACATCTAAATCAAATTGTCTGATTGCATAGTTACCACTTTCGTCAAAGGTTCTACGAGCAAGTGTATCTTCTAATATTGCATATTCAGTTGTTCTAACTCTACTTAATAATAGTCCATTGTCAAGTCTTAATAACTCAATAAAACTATCGTCTTCAATTGAAGTTAAAGCAAGTTTAGTTAAAGTTAAATCTATTTTAAATCTATGAGCACCAGGAGCATTTGCGTTTGAAGAACCAGCAGCATTGTCAACTAGTGAAGTATCTTGGTTAGGGGTTACAAAACTTTCAGTAACCTTTAGACCTACTCTATAAGATGGTGTGTTTGTATATTTGTCTAATACTATTGTTTGTTGTGCAACATTAACAGCAAAACCATTTATGTAATAAGTACCTGAAGCAATGTTTGCAGCTGAACCAATTTGTGAACCATCACAAACACCAGTTATATTTCCTAATGTTGGGTGTACTGCTAATAAAGTTTCAGAAGCAACATAGTCAGTTGTTGCGTTACCTACACCAGTTTTTGTATATTTAACATATAAAGTATTTGGGTCAGTTGAAGTTGCAACATCAACAGCGATAACTTTCGCTTTAACAAGTGAAGTTTGTCCTTCTAATTCTAAACCTATAAAATCTGATAAATTAGTTGTGCCAGAGAAAGAAGATAACTTAACTGAATAATATTGTAAATCATAAGTTACCTCACCAGGTATCATTTGAGCACCATCTTCAAATATATGGTTACCCATTTTTTCTACTTGGTTTTGTAGAATAGATTGTGATTGTGTTAACTCTCTCGCTTGAACAGCAAACGCTGGTCTAAAAAGTATTCTATGAAACTTCTTACTTTCGTTAAAGTCATCATAGTAAGGAGAGAGGTTAAAGTCAGTTTTTGCTGGCATTTATTTTCCTCTTAAAATTCAATAATCAATTTAACATTTTCAGTTTGGTCTACACTTCTAGCGACAGGTGCTCTGTTTTCAATGTACATTACATCTCCACTATCTTCATCTATCTCTGGTAATGAGTGACCACTAACTAAAGAAACATTATTGACCGTTTCGGTTACTCCTGTAGGAATTCCTGTTGCAGAAGAAGTAGCACCATTAATTGTATCTGTACCACTAAACAATATTTTATTTCCATTTGCGTCAACACCTTCATCACTATATCTTGTTTGTGTGTAGAATAAAATTTTATTAGCACTATCAAATTGTACTACTTTACCTACAGCACCTGTATTTGTTTGTGTAATCTTTTCGTCTACTTGGAATGTACCAGGTGTTCCTGAAAATCTAACTGCTCTTGTTGCTCTTAATGTTGTAACCGTAGCAGCTGAACCAGCAGACTTAGGATCTCTAATTAATGCAACTCTTCTAAAATCGTTTGTTGTTGTAAAGTCACCAGAGTTTGCAGTTTCAGCACCTTCAAAAGAAGTATTAAGTATTACAAAGAAAGCACCTAATTCTTCAAAAGGATCAAAACCGTGACCACCTTTTGGTTCAATTATACAATCTAATTCAGCACCAGATAACGAACCACCACCAGCAACATTTATATCTGCTACTCTAATATTTGCATATGAATATCCTGTTCCTGCAGCCGTTACCGACACAGCAGTTACCGAACCACTTGCAATTGTAATTGATACTTGACCATTAGAACCATCACCTCTCATAGGAATGTTTGTGTATGTTCCATTAGTACCACCTGTACCAGAAGTTTTAATTTTTACTATGTTTACAGCACCATCAACAGCAGCATTTGTTACCGTTGAGTTTGAAGAAACTCCCATAAAGTCTGTTGATAAAAAGTTTGCTTGTGCAGAAGCAGATAAAGTGTACATATACTTCCATTTGTAATTGTCAGAAGTTTCTAAAATAAGTGTATTTTCGCCAGTTGGTTCAATTGTTGATTGACCATTGTTATTGTTGTCTAAACATTTGTACACTTGAAAGTTGCTGTTCATTACATAGAAGTTTGCGTCATATAGATTAGTAGCGCCAGAGTTTGCAGATTGGATAGAGGTACCACCTGTAATTCTGTTGCCGTAATCGTGTCTATAATAATCATAGACCGTTCCACTAGTCCAGTTAATTCTAGGAGCTGCGAAACTTACATCTGAGCTTGTTATTCTTTTTACAGCCAATAAATCATCAAAAGTATCATACTCTTGTTGTACACTATCGGCAGGTGTAATCGGGGTACTATCAGTACCTAAATTTTCTGTTCTTCCGTCTGGTCTTGTTTTAGTACCAAACGCAGAAGGCTTTCCAATTCCTAGGTAATACTTATTACCTGAAGAACCAAAAGAAGTTTCAAATGCTTGTGCATTGTTCCTTCTGAATTTACTTGTTATTATTGCTGGCATTGTTTTCCTCTATCTTTAACTTATATTTATAACATTACCCATACCGCTATGATTGAAGCATTGGTAATATAATGTTGATGGTGCGTTCATAGGAACATTAAAAATTAAGTTGCCTGAACTAGCACCGTTATTAGTAACCCCAAAGTTATAGTCTGAACCACCACTAGAAACTCTAATATGGAATGGGTGAGAACTACCTTGGTTCATAACGAACTTGTAAGTGTGACCTTTCTTTAAATAAAGAACTGGATCGTTTTGTGGATTTGCAACTCCACCATTACCTATAAATCCGTCACCATTAAATACATAATCAGTTGACCCATTTGCCGTTATGGTAAATTGAGCCGATATTCTATCAGCAGGAGTATAATCATTAGGTCTCCAACGACCAGTACCTCCTACATTTTCATAAACTAATACTTGTCCATAAGACGGAGCACTAGTTGTTGTATCAACATCTGATAAAACATTGATACTATCGTTTTCTGTTAATAAAGTAATCCAACCTGAAGCAGTTGCAAAAAACAAATTGTTAGTGTTTTCTGCCATTGCAATAGCACCTGAATAAGTTGTTGAATTAGGAAATGATGATGAGTTTGCAAAATTAAATTTAAGTTTACTACCACCACCTTGTAAATCTATATTACCTGAACCTGTTATATTATTAGAACCAGTTGCTAGGTTACCACCTAAAGTAGGTGAAGTATCATCTGATACATTGTTTAAAATTGTTGTTGGTCTAAATGCAGAAGCACCAGCATTCCATACAAGTGCTTGACCACTTGAAGGTGCTTGAGTTGTAGTATCTACATCTGATAATGCGTCAATAGATGAAGTACCTGATAGCATTTCATTCCATTGTCCATTGGCAGCATAATAAGCTTTGTATGCGTTTGTATCAACAGCAAAGGCACCATCATATTGAACAGCACTAGAAAAACCTGATAATGCGCCACCACCTTGTCTTATATAACTATTACCTGTAAGTTTTAAATTACCAGCACCTGTACCATTACCTGTAATGATTGGGTCGTTATAAGTTTTATTATTAAAAGTTTGATTATCTGAAAGAGTAGCAACAACCGTATTATCAATAGTATATCTAATAGTATCATCTAAAACCGTTGAAGTTATTCCACCTGTTCCAGAAAACAATAAAGTATTTCCTACGGTATATGTATCAGGTGTTCCACTATCAGCAGAAAGAGTAATTGTACTTCCCACTTGTTTCCAATACATCTGACTTGCGCCATCAGTTGCAAGTACATAAGTTGAAGTACCTACCGTATCAGGAAAGAATAATTGGTCTAGTTTTACTTTACCAGAACCATTAGGAAGAATTTCAATATTGCCGTTTGCTACGGATACTATTTTATTTCCGTTAACATCTAAATCACCACCAAGTTGTGGAGTTGTATCTACTGATATATCTCCTGCAGCTGCAGAAGCAGTTGGTTCAAATCTATTATTAGAAGTGTTCCATTGTAATACTTGGTTTGATGAAGCACCAGAAGTTGTTATCTGTAAATCAGTACCGTTTCCTAGTGCTGTGTAAATTTCGTTGAAGTTGTCATTGACTTTATCACCGCCGACACGCAGGTTATCACCTGTTCCGTCATTGGGAGAACTTCCTAATCCTATACTTTGTTTTGCCATATTTTTCTTCCTGTCCTAATATTTATAACCGATTTTAAACGGTACTATCAAAAGTTGCTGTACCACTACTAAATTTCTTTTGCGTATTACTAAATCTACCTTGAGGCACTAATACCTCAGCAGGATATGTAATAAATGTCTTCGCAATTGTTGATAAATCGCCATATTGTAATAATGAACCATCAGCGTTAGTGTTCGTACCTATCGCTCTCAATTCTGCTACTCTACCCCATACCATACTTGAAGCAGACATTGACCTTTGAAAGTACTTGTCAAAACTTCTTAATCTAGGTCCTGCATATACAGAACCAAAGTTTGTATTAAATGTTCTAAAGTTGTAAAATGGTTTAAACTGAAAACTAAATGCTATGTTTGTTCTTTTTAAAGTCAAGTCTCTAGTATTACTAGCAAAAGGCGAACCACCTACACCTGCTTGTGAACCATCAGCAACACCTAATTGTGCATTTGCTCTCAATGTAGTACCATCGTCTTCTGTTCCTAATCTTCTACCAAACACCGTAGCAAATAATGTGTTTAAGATAGCGATAAATGGACTTGCAGATATACCTGAAACTCTACCAATAACAGGCATACGATTTTTAACATTTAATCTACTTTCAATATTAACTTGTCCTGTAAAATAAAAACCAGCAGGGTGCATTGTCTTTTTAAATGCGTCTCTCCATTCATCAATAGTACGACCTACTTTAATAACATAAGAAAAATCCTGATAGTATAAACTATCTTGTATCTTCATTGTTGTTTCTGATAAGTGTCCGTCTTCTGATACATATTTACCTTCAGACGCAGAAACGGCAACAACATCAACCGTTGAAGTTGCTAAATCTGTTTTTGCCATTAAACCAGTTGTACCTGATAATGCACCAGTTAAAACTTCGTGTCCTGTAAATGGACCACTTACATCTTTTAATCTTAATATACCTCTATTACTATCCCAACTTACAACAACACCTGTATTACCTGAAGTGCCACCAGTAACCGTTTCATCTGTCGCATAATTACCAGTTGCTTGTAAAACTATAATTGATTGAGGAATTGCAACGGTAGGTGGTGAAGGACTTTGTTCGTGTCCAGAACCTGCTTCAATAACTTTAATACCTAATAAATTTCCTATTTCATTTCCATAAGCAAATATTTCAGCGTTTACACCAGTTGAACTTGTAACCGTTACCGTAGGTGTTGTACTATAACCAGAACCACCATTAATTAATCTTATATCAGTAATATCTCCAATACCTTCTTCTAAAACTATTTTATCGCCTGGGTTAATATCATTTTTACTTGTTGCAGTTTCGTAAACAATATGGTCATAACCACTTCCTGTTTCTCCTGCAATTGCACCATTAACAACAGCAACTTCTGCTATTGCACCAGCGCCATCTGTATTTTGATTATCAAAAACAAGTTTGTCACCTATTTGATAATTGTTACCAGCAGCGTTTATATAAAATTCACTAATTGAACCTTGACCTATATTTTCAACCTGACAAATAGAACCTCCGCCACCACCAATTAATTTAATATTATCGTTATTCTGATACAATGCACCATCATTTGTAATTGTAAATGTTCCAGGTATACCTGTTATAGTTGATTTAATAAACAAGTCATCTGTATCTGTAGCAGTACCTTGTACAACTTCACCAACAGAAAAAGTACCTGTAATACTTTCTTCGTTTAATAAAAATTCAGAAACTAAAGTTGCACCTATTTGAAAACGAGATATGTTTTCTACAATTGCAGTTGCACCAGAAGTTGTACCTGTAATTTGTCTACCAATTAATTGACCAGTATTACCTACAGGATTAATACATCTTAATACTCTATTAAATGTAAACTCTCCATCTGATACTCTTAACATTTGTTCTCTAGGATAAAATGTTTCTGATTTTAAACCAAACAATAATCTAAAAAATATTTCGTGTCCTTTTGCAGTACCTTTTGTTCTATAAAGTGATTTAATATTTTTAATTAAGTTTCTTTTATTAATATCTTCGTGTAAGTCTTCAGGTATAGTTTTCATAAACTCATTTCTAAATTGATTTAAGAAATGCTGAATAACTTTGTCTGGGTCTCTAAAGTTTAATAAGTCTTGTATGTTTTGAACTGGATTAGGTCTATAAGAACCAATAACACCTGACGCATTAGAAGATTGTCCTATAATAGTTTCACCTTCAATAAATTTATCTTGCGTTGTTATAATAAACTTGCCGTTATTATTATTATCTTCAGCAAGTATAACTGCTTCTGCTTTTGAAGTTGAACCTTTGATTATTTCATTTTGAGTAAACGCACCAAAAGAAGAAGTCTCTTGTAGTATTTTACCACCAGCGTCTATTTGAGTTGCTTCTGAACCTAAACGACTTGCGTTTAAAATTAGATTATTAGTTTGACCTGTTTCTGTTTCAAGTAATATACCTTCTGTGCTTTGAGAGTTAAGAATAGTTAACTCAGCACTTTCCATAAATGTAAAATATGTTCTTACAAATTCTACAAATTTAGGATGCTGTTCAAGTACAAATTCAGGTACCTGACTACCTAATAAGTTAGTAATTTTCTTACTGAACTTTGCCATTTATTAATATGCGGATGTAGTATTGTAACCAACTCCAGCGTCTGAAGCACCACCTACAAAAGTATCTTTGACAACATTAATAGTTGAGTTTGCAATATCTATTTCTAGTATTTGGTCTCTAACTGGAACAATGTCATTTGAAGATGGTTGAACGGTTAACTCTATTACACTTGAAGCACTCCCTCTAATATTTGATATACTTGTTATTTGTAATGAATTAATTGTAATGGCACCTGTTGAATAATCAATAGTGCCTTGCGTTGAGTTTGTATAAACTCTAGTTGCGCCTGACAAATAATATGCTCTTACAACACCATTACCATCATCATCTAAAAAATGTTCAAAGTTAGAACCATTAACTTTAAATCCTGTTGATGATAATATACCACCCATAGTAGAGTTATGTCCTGTATGAGGATTATAAAGTGCGTTTCTAAAGTAAACATTATATTTTAAAGAACTATTTAATGTAGGTGTAAAAGACTTTCTAATTTTTAATGTAGTTATATTTGATAATATACTAGTATCGCTATCATCAATTGCTTTAACTACTTTTGAATATCTGAATACACTATCAAATTTTTGTAGTGTGTTTGAATTATATGTTGTTAATGCTGAGATAACATCTGATTTTAATGTTTCACTATCTTTTGTAGTAGAAGCAGCGTCATACTTAGCATTTGTTGTTAAAAGAATAGAAGTTACCTCTGGGTCTACAATTTGAGGTGTAACCGAACCAACATTATATTCTTTTAGTTTAGATATAATATCTTGTTTTGTTTGTGTTGTTAATGTAGAACCACTAGCAGCTTTGATTGCAATTTTGACAACACCATAGATAGGTGTTTCGTCATCTTCACCTCCCCAAGCGCTAACTGATTGTGCATTAGGATAAACAGATAAAACTTTTGTTTCATAATCAGAAGTGGTTACTGCTCTATCTTGCGCTGTATATTGTAAAGGCGCATTAAAACGAATACTCTCTTTACTTTCAGGTTCACTACCACCTTGCGATACACTATTTGCTGTAACCGTAATGTTTGAGAAACCTCCGATAGAACCTGCAGGTACAAAAGTACTTGCACCATTTGATAAAGATTTATTAGATACAATATATTCTAATATTACAATATTACCTTGTTGTGGTTTTCTACCTAATATACCATCACCAAAGGTTACTTCAAATTTACCTGTATCTGTTTCATTTAAAAAATAGATATTACTTTCAGAAGATAATTTTGTTAAACCTGTTACCTGTGAATATGTTGTTGAACTAGTATCTTGTAAACTTGTTTGTATTTTTACTTTTAATGTAGAAGTGTCAGCATTAGCACTAGGTATAATAAATTTTTGGTCTGGGTCTTGTTCGTCAACCGTATATCTAAATGTTGTTTGTGTACCTTCGTATAAAGAAACATTTGAAAACTTAAATACACCATATCCTATCATACTTAAAACACTAAGAGGGTCAAAAGG